AACATTACCAAGCGTAGATAACAGAATAATAGGGCAGATGTATTTTGCAGACCAATTAAGCGATACAGATTTAACAGCATTAACGGTACAATAATGAGAAAATATATTTTCAAAAATAAAGAAGAAGCCGACAAACACTTAAAAGGTTGTATTGCGAGGGTTGATTTAGGGTACTTACCGATTGAATGGGTTGAGGAGCAAACAGAATTAGGAGTAGTGAAAGTACCTATTAAGTTTAGCGATAAATATAGTGTTGATGCAATGTGGGATAATATCCCAGACTTGAAAGAGTTTGAAGTGTGGGTGCAACCTTTTGGAGTTCACGTTTTTTTGGGTTATGAGCAAGAGTACACAAATGAATATAATTTAAGAAATGGAAATTAAAATTATAACAGATATTTCAGTCGAACCAGTTACGGTAGCAGAAGCTAGGACTTATTTAAGAATAACGACAACGGCCGAAGATACTTTGATTGGTGAGTTAATAACAGATGCTCGTGAGAGATTAGAAAAGTTTACTAACCTTTCATTCGGGGCGAAGACTTTGAAGTGTAGATGGGATGTATTAGATGGATGGGCTGAAATTCCTTACCAACCAAATGCAGTTGTGAGTGCTTGTATAAATGATGCAGGAGATACGTTAAGCTACGACACTAAAGGACTTGAATATAAGTACTTGTGGTGCGTTAACTCTACTGGTGTTAATATAACATATACTGCAGGATTTACAACGCTTCCTAAGGCTTTAAAAGTGGCAATTTTAAAAGAGGTTGCAACAAGCTATGAGAATAGAGAAAACTTTTATATAGAGGGTACATTTAACGAGTTATCAAATGATGCTAAAAGAATGGCACAAAGTTACTCACGAAATACGATTTTAGGAATATGAGGGCAGGAGCATTAAGAAATATTGTAAAGATTTTGGACTTCTATACCATTTCTGATGGTAGTGGTGGTTTAATAGGTACTTATTACGATGCTGATGAAATTAATACTCAATTTGCAGGTAGGGTTTTGGGTGCGGGTGGGATGGTTGAAACCACAGATTGTGGTAGTGATTTTCTTAATGAATTTATTTCGACTACAAATATTTGGGCTGAAATACGACAAAAACAAGGTAGTAGGGGTTTAGACGGTTCTAAAATAGAACTTCAAAACTTTACTGAAATAATTTTTAGATATGAAGATATTGAAACTATTAATAAGAAATGGTTATTAGAGTTTGATGGTAGAAGGTTTACTATTCATTCTTACTATATAGTTAACGAGAGAAGAAAAACGATTGTAGTAAACGCAGTAGAAATAAAATGATAAGGCAGTTAGCTGAAATATGTAAGGCTTCTTATAGTGGAATATTTGACTTTAAGATTATCCATTCAATAAATAAGAAAGGGGTACAAGCCTATATTTTAGAGGTTGAAGAAGCGTGTGTAGTTGTTTTTAGGGGTTCTGATGAGCCTAAAGATTGGGCGTATAACATTCAAGCAAGTTTTACGGATACCGTTTATGGTAAGATGCACAAAGGGTTTAAGAAGTCGTGGGATGCAATCGCAAAAGAGTTAAGAGATAATTTACCATTAGATAAACCTATTTGTTTCACTGGACATTCTTATGGTGGTGCTTTGGCTTTTATTTCAGTGTTATACATTGAGGGTATGAGTGTTACTTATGGATGCCCAATGGTTATGGATAAACACGCTAAAGTAAAAGTAAACCATATACGAGTAAGAAATAATAACGACATCGTTACGCAATTACCAAGTTTTGGTTATTCCCATTTTGGCGAATTAGTTTATTTAGATTACGATGGTAAAAAACATAGTAGTATTAAATTTTTTGATAGGATAAAATCACATCTAAAAGCGTGGAGTAAAGGGCAAAAGTTCAATCCATTTTACGACCACGATATAGATGAATATTTGAAGAAGCTATGAGCGAGATAGACCAACTAAAAGAGATGAATGCTCAAATGACCTATTGTATAAAAGCAGTAGAGCGTATAGAAATTGCATTAGTAGGGGATAAGTTTTCTAGCGATGGCATTATTCACAGAATAGACACTATAGAAAGTAAACTAAAGAAATTAGATAAATATATGTGGATGCTTATAGGAATGTTTTCACTTGGAACGATTCCATTAGGTTCTAAAATTTTACCAATAATTAAAGACTATTTAAAATGAGTTTATCAAAGAAATATTCAGAGCCTACACCGAAGTATTGGCGTCAAATTGGCGATTTTGCCCTAGTGTTATTAGTGGCGATTCAACCGATGTTGAATTCGATGCCGATAAGCGATAAACCTAAATACTGGGTTACGTTTATTTTTACGGTGCTATTAGTTGGTATTAAGTTTTGGACTAATACAAAATCAGTACATTCGAAATGAAAATAAGCAAAAAATGTATTGAATTTATAATTGCTTTTGAGGGGATAAGAACAAAGCCTTATCTATGCTCTGCGAATGTACCAACTATCGGAGTAGGCACAACGATTTACCCAAACGGGGTAAAGGTTTCAATGAGTGATAAGCCGATAACATTGGAACAAGCAAAGGAATATTTGATGCACGATTTAGAGAAGTTTGAAAAAGGGGTAGTTTCCTTGATTGGAAACACTAAACTTAATCAAAACCAATTTGATGCTTTGGTATCATTCGCTTATAATTGTGGATTAGGCAATTTAAAGGCTTCTACGCTCTTAAAACTTGTTAAAGCTATGCCAACATCAGAAGCTATATTTAATCAGTTTTTGAGGTGGAATAAAGCAGGTGGAAAAGAAATCTCTGGGCTTACGAGAAGAAGAAAAGCCGAAGCCGAATTGTATTATAGTAACTAACTCTATAATATTGCAATTTAGAATAATTCTAAATGTAAAAGAATACTTGTTTTAGTAGTTTTTCGTTTGTAAATTGCACCGATGCAGTTCGACAATATGGATATAATCTGTTGGAATGGAATAATTACCTACTACGGAATTATTAAGGGCATCGTATCTGAAGATGAAATCACATTAGCAAACGATATAGAAATCTCACTTTATTCTAGAAACTTATGACAGTAAAAATCAAATTAAAAGACACCACAACACCTATTTATTATGAAATGGTATTATCTCATTTTTTAGAAGGTGAAACATTAGCACTTCTATTTGAAGATGGGTGTGTAAGAAATTTTCCATTAATTCATATTTGGTATTACGAAACCAAACAACCAAGAGAAAAAACTAAAATAGAATCGGAGATATAACTTATGAACAAACGACCACGCTTAAAGGAAAACGAAGCTAACCATCACGAGTTAAAAAGGCTTTGGAATAAAAAACTTTACTCTGTTTTATTCACTTCTGACCATCATGGATGGCTAACAGATTTAAGAGCAAACCGATGCGTAAACAGAATATTACAACACAATAAATTTGACGAGGTAATATTAAATGGGGATATAGTAGATATGCCCTATTTGTCTAAACATACTCAAAAACTTTACCCAGATGGAATATTAACTGGATATACAGAAGTAGGAGAAATAGACTATACTGTAGAGCAGATTTTAAAGCCATTAGTAGCTTCGACAAATGCAAGGATTAGAGTAAGAACTGGTAACCACGATGAAAGGATTACAAAGCCTAATTTACTAGGAGAAAAGCAGTTAAAACACCTTGCAATACTTTACAAACATTACGAAAGTACAAAGTTTGAGGAGATGCTTAAATTAGATGAATTGGGGATATTATACGACCCTAGCGATGTTTATACTTTCTTTGATATTTTCGATGTTGTACACGGATTAAAACTAGCAAAAAACGCAGCAGAGCAGAATATAAAGGATTATATGAGTTCAGGCACTTCAGGGCATACGCACCGATTAAACTCTAAATATATGACTAATAGAAAAGCCCCTTATGTTTGGCTAGAAAGTGGTTGTATGCGTTTAACTTCGCAAGTGGAGTATTTACCTACTGGAGTGGTTGCAGATTGGCAGAATGGCTTTGTAACGGTGCATTTTTGGGTAGAGGGTGGTAAGGTTAGATTTTATGCACAACCTAATATAATAGTAGATGGTAGATGTTACTATAATGGTGTTGTTTACGATGGTAATAAATCGTAAATTTGTATTATGGCTGATGAAACAAATATAGGCGACATTGAGGAGATTGAAGACTCTCAAACCCTTGTGGAACTCGAACTATTCTTTGATATGGCGATGAAGTTAGAAGAAACTAATTTTAACCTTTATCCACAAGAGGGAAAAGAAATGCAACGAACACTAATAGACCTAATAAAGCAACGACTGGAATTTTTTAAATTTGAAGATGACGAATGAAATCGAAAAACTAATAGAGGAATTGAAAGATTTGTACTTACAAATTGAAAGTAAAAAAAAACTAATAATAACTAAACAAGCAGAAAAATGGAACAAGCAATTAAACCAAAACACTACGAACAAACCATAACCCCGATTGACTTCGTTTTAAAAAACCAGTTAGGATTCTGCGAGGGTAACGTAATAAAATACATTTGCCGGTACAAAGAGAAAAACGGGGTAGAGGACTTAAAAAAAGCAAAGCAATACATAGATTTTTTAATAGATGAATATGAAATTAAAAGCGATAGATAGACTGCTACTAATTTACATAGCAATTATCTACTTAATGGTATTATGTGGATGCAAAACAAAGCACGTTACGGAGCAAAGAATAGATAGCGTTGTTAGGGAGGTTTACTCGATTAAGGATAGTGTAAGAAATGAAACTATTTTCGAGTATGAAACTATTTATGATACGGTAAGAAAAGAGTATATAACCAATATCAAGCGAATAATAGCCACAGAAAGCCAAAATAAGACGCTACAAGGCACGAAAGATGTAAAAGTGAGTAAAGATACCAAAGAGGTAATAAAAGAACCTACAAATGCAGGATTTGGCTCGTGGTTATCTAAATTTATGATTGGATTTATTTTAGGTATAATATTAGTTGTTTTAGTAAGAAAATTTGTACATTTGTAGTGTTTTCATATAGTTTTGTTTAGGTCGGAAAGGTAGTAGAAATGCTACCTTTTTGTTTTATGCTTATTTAGAAACATTCTAAATTGCAAATAAATTATACAGATATGAAAACTCGTTGTATATTTGAGAACCAAAACAAAAATGAAAACTCAAAAATTCTTCGTACAAGGCTCTGAATTAAACAAAATGCAATTTTCTGAAATCGAAAGTTATTTAGAAGATAAAGGAATGAATGTAAATGCTATATTTTCTCAAATATCTGATGAAAATGAATTTATTTATGTAAGTAATGGTTTTGTTAATGGTTTATCTAAAGATGAAAATTCTAAAGGCGAATGGCATCATTATTTCACTAAAAATAGTGATGGTACATTTGATGCTGGTAAATTAATGTTTAACTAAAAATATTCCCGACAAGGAAGCGTTCTTTATACCCGAAAAAATTTTAACTAATTTTTATTGTTTGTTAAGGGTTTGGATAACATAGTCTTGAAAAGTCAAGGTGTTATTATCAATTTATCGGGGGTCAGTAAAAAATTTGTTATTGTAGGCACTTTGAAAAGACCCCCATTAAACTAAATATTATGAATTACGGACAACGAAAAACAGCCACAAGGCTAAAAGAAGATACTGGTTATAAATACGTTTACGCTATTATCAATCGGTCAGGAGTTAAATGCTACGAAGCGAAAATAAGGCTAAACGGAAAAGATACTTGCTATTACTTCGATACTGCAAAAGAAGCAGCAAGAAAGATAGATATGGAATTCATCAAATCAGGTAAACCACAAGTAAATAATACATTAGTTAAAGTTATATAATATCGGAAAATTTTACCATAAATATATGTAAATGCACATAAATATGCTTACATACGGATATCTATATGTAATTGCATATCGGAATGAATATCGGAATTATTGCAACGTGTTGAAAATAAATTTTGAAATGTAAAAGTAAAAGCGTAATTTTGCGTAAACGAAGTTGACAGCGTTTCAAAGCAAAGATATTCATAATTGGTTAGTAGCCTTGTACTCTGTCAACATTAGTCAAGGCTATTTTTATTTTACAAAATTATGAATCAAAATACCATACAAACATTGATAGAAAGATATAAGCATATAGATGGCTCAAAAGACTTTATTATATTGGCTTATATATCATTATCTACTAAATATAAACAAGCAAAAATTAAGCAGTTTATAAAAGGGATTTTAAATCAAGAACATTTTAATGAATATATATTAATTACTAGTGAATCATTAGAAAATATGATGATACATTGGGAAAAAGTATATATAAATAAAAGAAGTAATAGCGAAAATTATTCAAGAGAACTATTTACTTATAAGTGTTTAAAACTAATGTTAGGTTTATAAAAATGACTAAAGGATTATCACAAGTACAATTTTTATGCTTTGCTATAATAGTGAAACGTAACTATTGTAATTCGATAATTTTAGGCTCTTTAAATCAAATATCTAATAAACTTGGAGTAACAGACTATATAACTAGAAAACAAATTAACTATGGGCTTAAAAATGGGCTTATAGCGAAAATTAAAGGTGGTTATAAAGTACAAAAATATAAATCTATATTAGAGCAT